AAGTGAAGCATCATCTGAAAAAACAGCCTTAATTGAAGAATTAAAAACATTCTTAGAAGAAACAACTCGAGTTAAACAACTTGAAAGACAAAATCAAGAAGCACAATTAACACAAGAAACTTTCTATAAGGTTCCTTACCCAATTTACATAGGATAATGATTAAATTAACCAACATACTAACAGAAATGTTAAATACATTTGAAGTTCAGGCAGAAATTCTATCTGACAGACAATCAAACATTTCTGAAATATTAGATTCAATTCGAGCAGTTAAAAGTGTAACAACTATTCGTAACATCACCCCTCCTGAATATCCACAAAGAGAAGGTGTTGAATATACTTTAGTTATAGTAAAATTTGTAACACGAATAGATGCAAAACAAAATTTACAACAAATTAAAGATGACATTTTAACTTCAGACGGAGGATCAACAGACTTAAGAGTACCAGGTGTAAAAAGCTTTAAATATAAAATTGACACTATAAAACGTAAATAATGGCTTTATTTGGAGGAAAAAGAGACATATCATTATTTAAAAGTATAAGTAAAGAAATAGTAAACGACATCATTCAAACAGAAGTCGCATATTATAAATTTGCTTTAGAACAAACTAATATAAATGTTTATGGTGAAGCCCCCGGTAAAAATTATTATGAACCGTTGAAAATAGCGAGTTTAATTAATAGACAAGACCAATCGTGGTCGTCTGATGACTTTGGTCCTGACGTCAATCAAACCATTGGTTTTACCTTTTTAAAACAAGAATTAGTTGACATAAATTTATTACCTGAAGTAGGTGATCTAATCCTTTTTCGCAATAATTTTTATGAAGTTGACAGTAGAGTAGAAAATCAACTCTTTATGGGAAGAGACCCAGATTATGCTTTATCAACAGAAACTACAGACTTCGGTGGTAGTTTTTCAATAATATTAAATACCCATATTTCAAGGGTAGAAAAATTAAATTTAATTCCTCTTAGAGGAGGTAAATACCCTACAACAATAAAATTAGAGGGAAAAAATACACATAAAATTAAATCCCTTCCATCTAATATTAGATTATTAAATAATAATAACAACCATATACAGTCATTAATCTCTCCTTTACCTAATAATCCTTTATATTTCATGTTAGATAATAACTTATCTACATTCACTGAATGGGTAGCTGAAGGAGAAAACAATTTAGCAGACATGACTGTAGATTTTAATTTAGGATCAGTATTAAGTTATAATCCTACAATAAATCAAATTGAAATTACTTATTCTGTATCGAATTCTCATAACCAACCTTATATTTATGGTTCTAATGAACTTTCTGATAATCTTAACGCAGATTCTGTGGTGTTTGATACTTTATTAGATTATCATCGACCTTCTTTTACAGATTCTGATAATTTAAGAACATATAATATTACTTTTGAAAACCTAAATTCATATAAATGGTATAGAATTAAATTTATTGAAAATTTCTTTAAGGATGGAAACGTAAATAGTGGAGGTAATAAAAAACTTTCTATAAATAATATTAAATTTTACTCTAATTAAAAATGTCAGATAAAAGAATTAATCCAAGAAGACCTATCCCCTCAAGTGGATATAATAAATTAAGACAAAATCTAAGTTCAGGTTTTGCCGAAGGTTTTCCTGTCGAAAATTTTCCAAATGATGACAATAGAGCAAACATTAATAGGGGTACAATAACATCAAGAAAAGATGATAATGTTAAAGATGTTTCAATTGGTTTAGTAGACCATGATGAAGCAGTAATGTATTATTTTAATGAAGTTATAAACCCCTCAGTAATATCAAATGGTGATAATATTAGTGTCCCTGTAATGTATGGGGCACCCGAAAGATGGAAAGCAGTCCAACAAGATGGATATTTTAGAGACAAAGAAGGCAAGCTTCAGGTCCCACTTATTATGTTTAAAAGAAATTCTATTGGAAAACGAAGGGACCTAGGAAATAAGATGGATGCCAACAATCCTCAATTATATTACACATTTCAGGAAAAACACCATAAAAGAAACCAATACGATAATTTTTCAGCACTACAGAATAAAAAACCATCACAACAATTTCACGCAGTTGTAATCCCCGATTTTATAACATTAGATTACACTTGTACTATCTGGTGTGATTATATATCTCAAATGAATAAATTAATTGAATCTATCAATTATTCCTCAGATTCTTATTGGGGGGATAAAGAAAAATTCCAATTCAATACAAAAATAGATCAATTTAATAATACTACAGAATTAACAGTAGGAGATAATAGAATTGTAAAAACTACATTTGGTTTGAAACTACAGGGATATTTAGTACCAGACAGTATTAATAAAGAGTTAACACAACAACCTTCTAAGTTTTTTAGTAAATCAGAAATTAAGTTTAATGGAGAATTGTCAGTTTTACCAACAGAAAAACCATTAACAAGAGAAGAAGTAAGAAAAACACTAGGAACTCAAAATATTGATCACTTAATAGACGGGTTAGGATTAGAAGATATAGTTATTGACGATGGTAGTGGAAATGGTTATATAATTAACCCATAATTTATAAAGAATGGCACAGAAAGTTAGAGAAGATTTAAAGAAACTTTTTCAAGCTGGGGATAAACTCAGAATGGATTCCTTTATAGACTTAATAGAATCTTTAGTTAGTACTCAAGAAGATTCCAACATTAGTGGTAGTTTAATGCCTACTAAGGGTAATACATTTAATTTAGGTAGTGCTGAATTTCCATGGAAAGAAATATTTGTTTCTAAGAATTCAATAAAATTAGTAGACACAACTACAGGAGAAACTGAAACTCTTAGTAAAGAAGATGTAACTCAACTTAAAGCTATTGAAGCCCAAAGAAAAACACAAGATGGTATTCCTGTTAAAAAAGTAAGAGGTTTTACTTCTTCTTCAACTTTTATTGATTTAGAAGCTTCAAATCAGCAAACGGGTGATAGAATTGATATAAAAGTAGCAAATACTTTTGAAGCAGCATCTTTCAGTACTTCAAGAACATCAATTGGTCCTAAAGAAAGTGTACCTTTAGAATTAACTGGATCTTTAAAAATAAAACAAAGTCTTGATACCCCTCATGAATTTTTGGGTAAATATCAGTTTAAGGGAAATCCAGATAATTTTGGTAACGCAGGAAAAGGAGTTGAATTATTAAATGATGTAGGTTTTAAATATGAGGGTTCTAAAGATAAAATAGAATTTAAACCTGAAGGAGGAGTTTCATTTACAGGAGGTAATGTAGTAATAGAAGATGCTATTACGTCTCAACCAGGAACAATAAGTCAATCTATTAGCATAGGTACCTTTAATACACCTAGTATAGCTGAATACATTGGGGTTGAAGGAAATAAAAGAATATCTATAGCACCTGGAGTAAAAGTAAGTGTTAATCCTGGATCCAGATTAATAATAAAACCACAACAACCTAATATATTAGCAGACAGTAATACAGGAGACATAACATTAACATCTAGAGACGGTGGAGACATATCATTTAATGTAGGTTCATTTGGAACTAATCCTAAATATATAGGGTTTAATATGGAAATACCAGCAGGTAATTCAGCAGCTTGGTATGGACCTATTCATATAGGTAAAACATTCGCACCTATAAATGGAGGTACTGTTCCAAGATTAACTGTAACAAATAAAGGGAATTTAAGGATAAAAGAAGACGCAAGACTTAGAATTAAAGATTTTAACGAATAGAATATGAGCTTAAAAAGTGAATTAGTAGTAGATCAAGTAAAACCCATAGGAGGGCAATTTGACGTAAGGGGTAAATTAACAATTTTAAGACCTGATGGTACTCAACCAGTTTTCGAATTAGATCCAGACAAAGGTACTATAAGTAATAATGATTTTGTTTTAGGTCATAATGATCTTGAAATTCCTGTTTTTACCTTTAAAGATAAAAATGGTCTAAGTATAATGACGGATTTAACAACCGAAACCCTTAGTGGTAAGTTAAATCCTAATAAAGGTATTAAATTCCATACAACCCGAACTCGTGATGTTTTTGGTAATACTAGAAATGATGTAGTACTAGGTAATATAACAGATGGATTAGGAAGTATACGCATAACTTCAGAAGATAGATCTAATTTTAAAGAACAAAAATCAAGTATTATTATTAATGCTGAAACTACTGCTGTAAGAGATTCATCAGGTAGTTTAGTATTTGTAGTTAGAGACAGTATTTTAGATCCTATTGTAAATAAAGAGGGTGAAGCTAAATATCAAAAAATACCAGCTTCTAACATATACATAGGAAAACCGATATATAAAAATGTAAATACATACACAGGTTCCTTTACCAAATTTATGGGCTCAGGAAGTAGAACTATTATTAGAAATAACCTTGAAACATTTGGATTAACTCGTCTTAGAGGAAATGTTAAAATAGGTATGGGTTCTGTAGACCATAATGATATTTTAGCCAATCAAACTTTTACCCACTTTACCCATTATTTTTCTCCCACAGTATCAGCAGGAGGAGCAAGCACTTTAAATGTATACCTCTCTAATACTCAAATAGCTTCCGATTCCTTTGACTTTTTAGTAACTAAGTTTAGTGAATTAGCAAATGAATTAGGCATTGAAGGTGGAGTTCAAACCCAAGATGATTTAAATGGAGTAAATAATGCATTATTTGAGGAATATGGGGAAAATGTTGGACCAGAATTTTATACCACTGATGATACAAATGCATTAAATATAAATGGTGAAGTATATGTACTTGATACTATAATAGACCCCGCTTCTTCAAACACAGACACAGTAGGTACTGTAAATCAAGAATTAAATAATAGTCAATTAGGCCAATTAACAATACAGGCAGGTAAACCAGAAGGAAGTGCAGCAGATTGGGTGGATATGATTGGAGATGGTGATTTTGGTACAGATTTACAAGATGACCATTCATTAACTCCTTTTCAAGCAGTCTCATCCACACAACCCAACTTTGTAACAGCTGACAATGTTGGTAGAGACAACCAACCATTTTTAAAATCAGCAGGTTCTTTCACAATTTTAATAGATCCTAATAATACAGCAGGTACTAATACTAATAGATTTTTTGAAGTTATAGCAGGTATAAGTGATATAGGATCATTTGAATCCCAAAGATCACTCCTTACTATAACTCCGCATGATCAAAGAACAGCAGTACAACATTTAAGTTCAAGTGGAGATTTATTTGCAAATTTACAAGATATTACCACAGAGGGAACAGCTGTTGAAGCTCAAGTAGTGGTAGACACAAACACAGGTAAATTCTTTACTAAAGAAGTCCTAGAAGAGGTTTCAACAACATTCTTAGAATTATCAGACACTCCTACTACTACCCATGATGAAGGAGGTGGTTTAACACCCACAATTAATGTTGATTATACCAATATTACTCCTGGAACAGCAGAAAATGGGTTTAATCCACAAATAGAATCATTTGCAGGTAATATTTTAGTAGTTAATGAGGCAGCAACAGCATTAGAATTTGCTGAAACACTTCCTACTGCAAGTCATGCATTAACTGCAAGTTACATTGACGCAGGTAATATAGAAGGCCAAGTAGGATTTCCTTTTTCAGGAAGTGCACAAATCACAGGTTCACTAGCAATCACAGGATCTGGATTACATATTTCAACTTCAGATAACACAATTGGAGTTTACGCAACTTCAAGTTGGGCTTCACAGTCAGTAAGCGCAAGTGTGGCTGTAAG